CTCAAAAGGAATTACTTTAAAGTCAGTAAAGCTTGAGCCAAAATCATAAATAAAACGACTGCCATCACGGCGTCTAAAACCGCCTTGTGGCTGAATAATTACGTTCGTGGCTTCCTCAAGGGCATTTTTGTATTGAGCCAAGTCGGTACGCGCACGGATAAGCGGATCAAGCTCACCAACCGAAAAATTGGTTTGGAACTGTACTATCCGCATTTTAGTATCTCACATCAATAAGAGAATAATCCTCAATTATTTGCGGTGGCTTGCCACGACTGTCCACGTTCATAGCTTCACGCATTAGACCTCCACGGCCAGAATCCGCTGGTGATCCGTAAGAAACTCCGCGAAAATAATCTGATTTGCTAATTTGATCTGTAATAGTAAATGCCAACTCAGCAGCCAATGCACTACGAAGTAAACGAACAAAGTAGTTTGGCATTTTGCTTTCATCGATTGTACTTTGGTAATCAATAAATATTTTTTCAAAGTTGGTAAAAAGCTGATCCCCGTATATTTCCCAACCGTATCGTACAGGTTTTTGAGAAATTCCGGCGCTCTGAAATAGAGCTATGACGCCAGAAAGCATATCGCCTGGGAGCTGATAAGCATACTTCCATTCGTCAAGAGGGGCCGTTGATAAACGCTGGAGTTGAATCTTCTTAATGCTCCAACTCCATTGGTAGTTAGCAAGAAGGCTATCTTTAAGATCTGGATAAAGTCGATCACAAGCCTGAGCTGAATCAGATCCTTCTGTAAAAGAAGAAATGGGCGCGGCGCCCAACAGTATTAAAGCATCAGAACATATAGAGAGGGAAGTGTCACCAGCGGCCATGATTGTTCTCCGTAAAGGGTGGGAGAGGCCAGTGTGATCCGGCCTCTCCTTTTCTTTAGATTACTGCCGATGTTATAACGCCAGCACCGTTGTTGGTTGCTACAAGCGTTTGACCGCCATCGCTGCCATATGTGTAGATCCAATCACCAGTAGTGATAAGAGCTTCAACCGTGTTGAAATAACCGGAACCGGCAATAGCAGCTTTGTTGTCACCAGAGGACTTATAGCTGTATATTGCAGGAGCGTTGCCGCTTTTAGAAGCGCCAACTGTTGACCAGTTTGCTGTTGCGAATGCCATGTTTCAGATCTCCTTATTCAGTACAAGCAATTTTAACGATGCCAGCACCGTCAATTGAAACAGAACCAGCAGAGAACATTGAGCTAACTAAGAACGATGTCTTTTCTGGAATGTAGTTAACTTCAGTTTTCTGAGCCATTGACTCAGCATAGCCCATTGAATCTTTGTGCCAGGCAAAACAAGTACGAGTTGATGGTTTTGGAAGACCACCTTCGTCACGATTGCCAACTGTCAAGATATTAAAGCCCATGAAAGTGTTGATTTCACCTTGGACAAGAGCTTTTACAGAAGCAAAGTCTTGGCTTGTGACTTCAGTTTCACCAAGCAAAGCATCTAGCTGCGAAGCATGCATGAGCAAATGACGACCTTCAGAGGGTACGTTATTTTGGTTCATAGCTTTTGCAGTAGCACGAAGCTTTTCAATGTTCATGTTTGAAGCATTACCACCGATAGATGTTGCAACGGCTGTTGTTCCGCCAGCAGCATTAAGAGCATCGATCATAAGCTGGTCCATACGCCGAGCAATAGACTTAGACACAACTTGCACCAATTCAGAACGCTCATCAAAGTTGATGTGAGACTGTTGGAAAATGTCTGAGTATTCTGCCGCAATGAAATCTTCCATTGTCGCAGTTACTTGGCCGTATGTTACGTTAAGTGGTGTAACATCGGTTTGCGGTACGCGAACCGTAGCAACACCTTTACCGATTGTTGGAAACTTAACTGTGTTACCGGCTACGCCAGTGCGGGTCCGCATTGTGCCACGAAGCACAGATTCGGCTTGATACGCTTGTTTGACCTCAGAATCGAAAAGATCAACAAACGCGGTTGAGACGTTAATCGCCATTTGCAAAAACCTCCTTTTGCGTTTCAATTAAACGCTTCCGTTATCCGAGGTTCGGGCGGTCGCTTGCGCGTTATGGCCGCGCCAACCAGTAGATTACTACATCTAACGGGCCGAGCGCGGTTAGCCGTTGGGGCTAAAATACACGCAAGCGATATTTATTGCAAGTGCCTATGCATTTTGCTGTGACTTGAACCACTTCTGTTCCATCTGAGTGCGCCAGGCAGCATCACTTTGCCAACGAGGATCAGATATAGCACTATCAAGATCTTGCTTTGTCATGCTGTCTTGCTGAATTGTAGGCTTGATCGGAATGTTTTCATTCGTGATAGCCTGGTGGTACTTTAAGAATGCGTTGATAGCATCAGCATTGTTCAAAGAGTACGCTATCGCTTCACGTTCAGAGTTGTTCAATGGAGCCTTCATCAGAACGCGCTCTGTCATTTGTATTTTCTCAGAGGCATTCGCCCCAAGTTTATCCATTTCAACGCGCTGATCGTACTGCACGTTTTCCTGATCGTCCTTTGATAAACCCAGAACACGTCCGGCTAGATCTTCGAAAGCACCCTGGCTAATCCCGTTTTCTTTAGCCCAATCCTGATATACGGCGATAGTCGGATCTTCAGAGTCCAAACCCTGATCCGCAAGTGAAGATATATCATACTCCTCCGGTGCCTTATGCTTTCCGGCTTTAAACTTTTTTTCAAGCTCTGCATAACTTTTTGCAAGCTTTTCAACATCAGGCCCGTCCTCATCCCAAAATTTTTCTGGATAATAATCTGGGCGTTCTAGCGGATCATCATCATTCGCCGCTTTTGGTTCGCCTTGTGGTTGCTCATGTACCGCAACAGGTGCATCTTCTTTAGGAGCCTCCGATTCCGCCACGTTAATCATTGGAGCGTCAGCCTCCATTTGTTCTGCCATTGCTTCAGCCATTGTTTGACCTTTCTATTCTTTTTTCAATCATGCGAACCATTTCAGCCATGCCTGTCCTTACATACCCAAAACTCGCGTCTTCTCCTGGAAACCAAGTCGGTTGCTCAATAGTAACACTTCGCAAATGACTTAGAACACGTTGCCCTTCAGTGCTTTTGAATAACTTGCCATATAGTAAATCTATATCAGCAGCCTTTGGGCTATTAATTGTTGCTTGGGTTAAACCTTCCCACCCATCGGGTGAACTCATTGCATTGCCTCCATTGTTGCACCACCATCATTAGCAGGCTGTGGACCTTGTTCAGCCGCTGCTTGTTCCTGCATTTGTTGCATCATCGCTTCTTGCTCTTCCGCTGTGGTAAGCAATTCCTGTTTGATGTTCATTTTTTCGGCAATAAAAGACGTAATCCTTGGAATAGAAAGCGCCATTTGGCCTTGTGGGCCTAGAGAATTAGCAATCTGCATAAACTGCACAATATCGTTTACCTCTTGAAGCTTTTGAGCCTGGGCTAATGGAGCAACCGGAGTAACCTTTACCTCTACACCATTCACTTTAAGAGGCAGATCTATGTATGCTTGCTGATCTAAGATGAAAAGAATGCGAGATACGAGAGGAATCATTGTCTCATCGATCAACCGGCCAAACGCAGAACCCAAGTTAGATGCCAGCTCACGCGATCTTTCAGCAATCTCCGTTGCACTTCTTGCCGACATATTATCAGGTGGCAGCGTATCATCCATTAGAATTTTTTTGATGCTCATACGCAAGTCATTCATAACAATCTGGCTTGTGTTGAAGTCACCGGCACGAGGCAATGGCTGTAAGGATGGACCCTGTGCGCCACCATTACGAGCAACACCAATGATTGCACCAGGCTGGATTTTTACGTTCTGAGGATTAAGAACTCCATCATCAGCAGCCGTATATACACCAGCGATAGAGAGGGAAGCATTCTTCAGAACCAACTCAACCGTCTTGTTTAGCGTCTTGATGTCAGCAATAGCAGTGACCAGTGGGCCACGGCCATAGATCTCACCGGCAACTTTCATGTAACGAGCAACGATAAATGGCGAGGACTTCATAGTACGATATACAAGGTCTTGTCGTTTATTAGGCCAGATAACATGGTAGCAATATATTGCTCTTTCGTAATCATAAATTACCGCGTCCATCAGATCTATCTCTTTTGACGGGGATCGTGATATTGCATCAGCAAGCTCTTGCGTAATTTCTGCATCAGGAAACTCTTGTGGTATCGCCTCTGCCTTCATACGAAGCTTGCGGTACACGTTATCAACATTGCCAAAGCTACCTTCTTCAATGGATACGAGATACTGCGGGATAGGCGTAAAGCGAATAGGAGTTGCTTCGTCTCCAGGCGTTACCATCATTACGGCAGTGCCTACACATAGGTCTAAAAGGAACTCACCCATAGCCAGATCAAAGTTAGTCTGGCGCATTACTTCAAACATCCGCTCAGTGTATGCGTCCAGCGCAGCTTGAGCCTGTGTTTTCTGTTCTTCTGGAATACCGCTACCGGCCTCTAAGCGACACCAAGCTTTCTGAGGTGGAAATAAGCCAGCCTGAATGCGGTTAGCAAACCTCTGGGTGGCAGAGATAGCTGTGGAGTCAAACACACGGCCCATCTTATTTTGACCAGCAGCGCCACCTTCATAGTTGCCTTCGTACATATTACGCTGTGGCAGGGCAAACTCATAGCAATCTTCATATATAGAGCGCCATTGATCCTTGCGTGATTGAGCCTTGGCCTCACGCTCCATGATATCTCTTACGTCTAGCCGAGCCATTTACTTATCCTTTAATCTACGAATATAAGCTTCATTTTTTTAGCCATGCTTCCAGCAGCTTCATATTTTTTGCGCCGAGCCTGGCCCTTTGCCTTCTTAGCTTTAAGCTTTGCAGCAGCCCTTGCAGCAACCTGCTCGGCAACAGTCGGGCCTTTTGATCCGCCGCCACCGCGAGACCTAGCGCTCATCATGTTGCTGTGTTCGTTCTGCGCTTGCATATCTTTCAGCATACTAGCTGCTCTTTTATTTCTTTTTGTGTCATTCAAGGTAGGGCGATATCTTGGATCTTTCATTTTAGGATCGGTTTTTCCAGCAATAGCATAACCTACAGTTCTAGTTAGCTTTGAAAAATCTGACTTAACTTGCTGAGCAAAGCTAGCCATTAGTTACCTCCGAGCTTGGTTTTATATTGTTGAGAATCTGGACCCTCTTGCCGCGCAGGAGAAAACAAAAGCTTCATGCCGCCTGTTTGGCGTAAGCGCCTACGCTTTTGAACGCCCTGCCTTTCAAACCGTTCTGAAGAGCCGGCTCGTTCGTCTGCTCTTGAACGAGCAGACGCAGCATCACGCTGTGCTTCAGTTTGAGAGACAGTCTTAACCGGAGCCGAAGCTCTTGATCCACCACCAAATATTCCACCCATATTAAAACCTCACCATCATATAATAATCAGACCCGTCTGGGCCATACTTAGCCATAACACTTTCTACCTCAAAACGTAGGGCTTTGGCAAACCTAAATGCGGTATCGTTATCGCTATTTACGCAAATCTGAAGTCTTTTTATGTTGTAATCCTTGATTGTAATATCGGTTAGTTGTTTCGATGCTCTGATAACCGATATCGCATGGCGCTCTATCTCCTTGCCTGGGATCAACCACATCTCTGCCACCCCATTCCAAAAGGGGCGAATGCCAAAAGCGCAGACAACTCTTCCTCGGCCAATCCCTGCCCAACTCATACCGTCTACAGCGTGGTCCCAAACATAATTAATGTAATTGGGGATTACGTTTGCAAAATCTTTATTTTCTTCTTTGAGATTTATCCTGGTCAAGTGGTCGTAGGAAAGTGGAACAATATGTTCGTCATGCCCCATTCTTATCTGGGGAAGTTGCACTAGGGCCATTAGAATATCTCGAAGTCGGTGTTTGCATTGAACGTCTGACCACCGGCAAAGCTGTTGCCGTAGCTACCACGCCGCAATCTGCGCTGTTCACCACCGCCAAGCATCAAATATCCGAAAGCATCCCCGCAGTGGGAGTGTTCATTCTTTACGGGCGCGTCTTTAAAACGATCCTGGCCGGCGCCCATTGACACACGCTTGAAGAAATAGCCGCCACTTAAAGATTTTCGCAGCCTTAAACATTTTTTATTTACGATAAGTCCAGGTTTTCCGCCCACCAGCCGGTTCATAGGAGCAGCAGCAGCCTCTCTTCTTACATTGAAAGCGTTGCTATCCGTTGGTTGCGCCCTAAACCCAATTGATTTTAAGTGGTCGAAGGC